TTGAGCAGTCATTAGATGCGCTAAAAGAGCAAGCGCAGGAGATGCTCGACGATTTAAACGAAGTAATGGAAGAGGAACAAGAGTACCTCGACAATATGCCCGAGAATCTTCAAGATTCAGAAAAAGCAGAAACTGCAAATGAAGCCGTTGAGAATCTTCAAGAAGCAATTTGTTTGCTCGAAGAGATTGCCGATCTTGACTTTGATCAGGAAGAAATCAACGAAAAAATTGACGCGGCCTGCAATTAAGGCATAAAAAAAGGGAGCCATAAGCTCCCTTTTTCGATTTACAGCCTTTGGGATTAAGCTCCCTGAGAACCGTAAATTCCGCGCCAGTCCGAGAAACCGAAGCTATAACGCTCGCGGGCTTTATAGCGAATGTTGCCCGTGGTGAAGTCTGGCTCCATCGAAGTCTCCATTGGAGTACGCTGGAACATTTTCAGACCTTCGCCGCTGTCGGTGACAGATGTCAACAAGAAGAAGGCATCGGGGTCAGTCAGATAGTGATTAACTGTGTATCCCGCTGGTAAAACGCCTGTGTTCTTGATGGCATTGATGTCGTTGTCAGCAGTACCAGATCGCAGTGTAGAATTAAGAATGCGATCAGCCACAAATACTAACTGTGGTGGTACAACAAGCTTAGTCGCCTGAACCGAGATGGTTAATCCCTTGTCATCGGTAAACGTGCTGATATCAATCAGCGCATCTTCCAAAGACGTCTCGTTCAAGTCCGCCATTGTGGTTGCACGGTTAGCCGCAACTCCGCCGCCAGCTAATGGGTGAGCGGTGTTAATCATTGATACACCGTCGCCGCCAGTGAAATTAGCATTGAATGCGTTGTTTAGAATATCCGCACCCTTAACTTCTTTCGTGTTAGCCATTGATCGAGCCAAAGCTTTTGTATAACGCTTGCCTAGCGAGTCATATAAATTGTCCTCGACTGCCTCATCGGTAAGCGAAAAAGCGAGAGAAATTGTTTGAGCGACATATCTGGCAGAGTAAGACTCTGAAGCTGTGTCGAAAACAACGCCCTGACCTTCTGTTTTAGTTGGTGCGGCTCCGAAGCCAGTAATTAAGACTTCTTCCTCGAATGCACGTTGAGAATCTTCAATAGCAAAAATCTCTTCGTACTCTTTTTCGTAGCTGTCGTAGCTCAGTCCAAACAAGCTGTTTAAACCGGGCTCTAACTCTTTTGCTAATTGCGCTCTTGAAATAGCCATTCGTCAATCTCCTTTATGCTAAGCCTGCACCTTTAACACCCATGATGTGATTTTGAATCACACACAATACGTTGGTGTTAGCGGTGGCTACATCGCTGTTAGATGGATCCTGACTTATGTCAATACATTTCAGGGGCAAAGTTGTTGCGGTGGCGCCAGTAGAAACAGCAAGCTCTACGTTACTACGACCACTTGCGGTGTCACCAACTGGGCTTTGATCAACAATATCAAAATTGCCAAACAAATCAGCTACTGGGAAAGCGGCATTTGCCTGAACAGTAAACACAACATTTGGATCGTCAATTACAAAAGCAATGATATCTGCGGCGGTAATACCACCGGGATACGAATTGCTAAATACTTGCTCACCGGATGTTGGGTCAGTGTACTGACAACCATTAAAAACCCCTACTATGGGTGTAGTGTCTCCAGCGCCAAGGCGAGAAATTGTTCCGCCTGTAAGTTGCTGAATTAAATCGCCCTGAAAAATTGCACCACTAAGACCCGACGCAATTCTATAGCGAGACTGACCACCTGAATAGGGAGCACCACCCATCATACGACTGGGCTTCAAACCAAACGCGGCATCTTTATTAGCCATGTTATTATCTCCGTTATCGTCTTCCGAAAGTTACTTGGGAGCTCCTCTGCGGATCATACTTAACGTAACGAGAGTCTTTCGCGGCATCGCCAAACATTGTGTTGTCAAGAGCCTGATTTGCTTCACTGGTCTTGCCTTCATAATATTCTTTTCGCTCAGCTATCGTTTCATTAGGCATCTTCGCAAGAAGAAGTCCTTCGTTATATATGACGCCAGCGTGTCTGCCATTATCCATTGTCGGGAGAGTTTCTGCCCACTCAGGAGGAAGATCCGTACCACGAACCAACTCCCAACCTTCTCGAACTCTGCGAGAGACGTTACTTCTGTCTTCCGCTCCTAGCATGGATTCCCTGATCCACCGATAGGTATAACCCGGTGGTGGCTCTGGGGTATCAAGCTTTCTTACTGGTCGCCACGGTTTACGGCGAGTCTGATTATCGTGCGTCGCACTCTCACGGGTTGTGCGGTTTGAGCTCTTAGCTGTCATTATCGATTCTCCTTAGCTGATATTTTCTGCTTTTCTTTGGCTACGTGTTTTAACCACACATCCATAGTCATATTCGCAGGCTTTAGACCAGCAAGCCTTTCAACTTCTGAGTTGCTAAAAGTCACTCCACTATTTTTTCGTGTTTGTTGCCGACCACTGGGTGCAGTGGAGGACGAAACTCTTTGCACGGCGGGCTTCTGTCCAGTTGTTTCGGCGTTTCCAACGAGGTTAGGATATACTTTTTTAACTCGATTATCTAGTGCGCCGTAATATTCATCACTATCGGCCTCAAATCCTTCGTTTAAGAGATTGAAGTGAGTAAAGTAAGCAAACTGAGTCGCCTGCAAATTCTCCTCGTTTTCNTTATCGCCGTACCAAGAATTTCTATCATGCCAAGAAAGAGCCTCCGTTGTTGGAGTAACTTCTTGCTGTTGTTGCGGCGCCTGCGGTTGTTGTTGATAAGTCTGGTACTGCCCTGAGTCTGCCTGCGGAGCTTGTTGCTGTTGCGGCTGTCTTGCTTGGGCTACGCGCAGTCGCTCTTGCTGAATAGCAATCTCATTTTTGAGATCAGTTGCTTTTGACATTAGATCGGCATCGCCAGATCGCACGGCTTGACGATAAACCTCGTCAATTTGGGCGGTCTTTGCTTTAACGGCTTCGGCTTCTTTAGCTAAAACCGTATTGCTTTGCTGGCTCGTCAGAGCTCGGTATTGCTGTAGCTCTTGCTCTTTTTGCATCGCAATTTGTTCAAGTTGCGCGGCGCGTTGCTCAGTCTCTTTGTTTTTTGCGTTTAGCTTATTTATTCGTTTACTAACCGACTTTGTGTAATTCTCTAGCTCATCCTCTGGGCTTACTGGCGCCCCAGATTCTTCTGGAGAATCAGCAACGATTTCAATTTCAATTTCTTCAGAGTTTAATTCTTCTTGATCAGCATTAATCATTATCGAAAGCTCACTATGTCGTCAGGGTTAAGAATTGTGCCAATAACTTCGTCGTCATTGATCATTCTAACTTCGGCGCCGTCCTCAAGCTTAAATCTGGCACCAGAATATCTTCCGATCAACACCCAGTCTTTAGCTTTGCACCAAGGAGTTTCGCCGTACTTTTCCTTATCGCTATAGCAGAGAGGGCCAACTTTAACCACGTATGCCACCACAGTAGCCAAAGCTTCTCTATCGAGCGTTTCTTTCGTTAGCGCAATTCCTCCAGAGGTCATGCCTTGACCAGTATATGGAAGAACCAGCATTCTCCAACCAGTTGGGCTTGGCATTCTTTCTACAAGACTTAAATCCAGAAGCTCTGGGCGCAATGTCCTTTCGTCGCCCTCAACATATGCGCTATCAATATTTGATTTTTTGGCGGGGGGTTTTTTACTCAGATCGGTCAAAACTTATTTTCCTTATAAAAGTCAGAAATGCTGTATTCTACTAAGTTTAGCACTTCTAGCTGTCCTTGCAAACTTTTATAATGTTCTATATCTTTGAGCATACCATCCATTAGTAAGTTCTGAATCGATTCCCGCCTTTCACGAATTGTCTTTTTGAGGGCCGAAGAAAGACCTAAGTCATCCATTACGTTCTCTCGTAATAGAAAAGACCCTTAGTCGCGGCGCCTGTTCCCCTAGTCTTCATGCGCTTAACCTCGCCACCCATCTTCATTCCTTTGGCAGTCTTCATTGCAATTGCAACAGCCTGAGCTTGGGGCTTGCCTTCGTCACGAAGAGTCTTTATGTTTTTGCTGATTGATTTCTTACCTTTTGCTAATGGCATTATTTTTTACTCCTAGTGGGTTTCTTT